TATAATTTTCTTTAGACTGCCTGGTCCATATACCTGATGGATGTAGAATATGACTAGCCTTCCACATTACTTGTTCACGTTCGTCAGGCAATAACCAGCGTTTAATATTTCTATTATTAGCAGTCTTGCCGTAGTATTCCTTACCATCTAACACTCTGTGAGCAGTGGACATAAGCTGCCCGTACTCAAGAATCATTTTTACAACATGCTTGTCATTATGTAGTTTAGCACACTCTGCGGGATCAGGGTGCAAGTAAAAAATATTCACATATACTCCTTGAAAGGAATTTCTTCGACATTAGATAAAATTTTATTCATTATTTTTTCAGCTATAAAAGAAAATATTCTACTTTTCTTAGCTTCATTTAATGCATTAAGTATAATTACTGGATCTATAGAAGTCAAGTTATCTTGATCAACTTTATATGGAAGATCACCATAATGATTTACAACAAGTAAAGTGAGCTCTATTTCCTCATCTGAATATAGAGGAATCTTATACCCTTTTACAGTATGTACTTCTGGAAATTTGTATATTTTTGCTGTCATTTTCCATATATTTTTTTGTATTTATAAGGTTGGCAAAAATATGCTAAATTATAAATAGGTCAGTCCCACAATCCTCTATAATATTTTCCAAACAGTCTAAGTCCGTTTTCTATACGTTCTTCGTGCTTTTTCAAACCTTCACTATCAATCTTGATTGCATGAAGGCGCTCTTCATTGCTTTCAAACACTTCATCCTCTTCAGGATGAGTAAAGAATTGATCGGTGCTATCGTCCATCGACAATTGTTCAAACGTCCAGATCATCTCATCCATGATCCAATCCCACCGCTTGAAATGATTACTATCAACATCCCATTGGTTTTCTTTATCAGGTGCAGCAGTAGAGCGAAGATGCTCGGGTACATCTTCATCATCTGTCATAGGTGAACCGTGTTTGGTTGCCTGAAGTTGCTTCAACATGGGTACTACAATCATAGCCAAGGTATGATCCATGCCCCAAGTATCCCAGGGGTCTATACGAATTTTGATGTTTTGTTTACGCTTACTTTGGATCCATTCGCACAGGCCATTTACCCATGTGTTAGCTAACCACTCTGATAGACGATCATGTAGTTTATAATCCCAACGTTCAGCTAGTTTATCTTCTGGATAACGTTCATGCCAAAAGAAAATGGCATCCATAATTTGATATGGACCGATCGAATTTTTGTAAGGACCTATTTTTACTTTCATTTTAAGTCTTCGGGTTTAGGTTTTATTTGTCCCATTGCTATTCTAATCAATCTTACATGACTATCAGGAGTTAGATGCACTGTTGCAATATATTCGTTAGTGTATGATGTTGGATCTACCTTCTTCGTAAAACTAATTAACTTGTCCTCAATCATCTTCTTAGCTAAAAATTCTGCTAGTTTAGATTTAACTTCATCCTCATAATCACCTGTAGTAATAGATAAGATGTTACTTTCCTTAAATCTTGCAGCAATTAATTTACCTTGAACGGGACTATCATGGTATTGAATAGTTACGTCGTTACTAAAGTAATCATCTGATGCATAGGCTGTTTTAGTTTGGGATAATATTGCTTTGATCTTTGTCATTTTCATTCCTATATACTAAACATTTCCAGCCCCCTGTTCCCTCATCCGGCACCAATCTATAAAGATAATATTCTTGATCTTGTAAATGTAACTGAGCAACTAAATGAGGATCTTCCACATCACCTATTCTAAAAGAAAAATCTTCTTTAGGTATATCTAAATCTTTAACTAAATCTTTATACGTTTCGCTTTCTGCAGTATATATAGCATTATGAATGTTTAGAAAACCTGCATCCTGTGCTACCATATATGCTTCTGGACCGAATCCAAAAACATTATACAAAACATATCTATAAGAACCTCTGTCCTCAATCTCGCCCCTATGTATTCTTCGGGAAACGGCACAGAATACTTTCAGTTGCTCGTCCTGAGAAAGAGAATTCCAAAATGCCTCTGATTCGTTTTCGTAGGTAGTCATACTTTCTCTAAATAGAGTTCCAAGTTCTTCAAGACCGTCTAATAAATCTTTATTTTTATTTGATTCGTTTTGAGTCATCTGCTATCCTTTTATCTTCGCGGAGTTCAATAAAAGTAGGCAAGAATAAACTTTCAACATTGCCTGCTTTATCCTGAATACGAGCATTATATTTTACTGTGGCTACTTTTCCTACAACATAGTCAACCACGTATTCCTGACGTTGTTCATCTGTATATCCTGAGCCAACATTTACTCGAATTGCACCATCGGCTGATTCACAAATTAAAGCACCAAGACGACCTTTGTTCTTGCCGGTACCTTCTTCCCAACCCACAATCATAAGATCACACTCAAGTTCTGCTTTAAACTTTACTTGATCCTTACTACGTTTATCTTCCCAAATGCCAATCATGGACTTAAGAATAATACCTTCTTGTCCTTCGTCTAAATACTTATTAAATAATTTATTTGCAGTATACTGATTGTCAACTGTATGAGTTTCTACGATACTAATAAGATGTCCGAGTGACGATGCCTTTTTAAATTTTTCTATTCTGCCTACAAGTTCACTAAAACGAGATTTGTAAGGAACAATATATTTACCTAAAAGAAAAACATCATAAGGAATAGCATCCCACAATGTAGCACGAACCATTTTACCTTCTTTAGCTGACTGAGTACCTTTGATTGCTTTAGTTAAGATACCATTTCCGGTTTTGCGATCAAGCGGATTACCAGTTCCATCAACCACAAGAAGTTCACCATCAAATACGACATCATTACCATAAACATTGGCAAGCCCAATAAATGCTTGACCAAATAAATCTGAAGCGATATCCAATTGCCTACCATTACGACTCCTAAATTCTACTTTGCCACCACGGACGATAGCGTTGAAGCGCATGCCATCCAACTTAAGCTGGACATATGCTGGGAATCCGATTTTGTCAACGAGCTTCTGTTCGAATCCAGAAGCCAACATGACTGGATACGTTTTGATAAGTCCGGGCCAGATTTTGTTAATAGTTGGTTCGCCGACTCCGCAACGAAGGTCCTGTTTGATGATCCTCTCAATAACGCTGGCATCTTTTGCATCAAGTGACTCCAAAATAAATTTCAAATGGTCAATCGCAGCATTGCCAGTCTTGTTACGAGTGGCAAATTGCTGCTCTAATTCTTGCATAGCCCAACCCAATGCTGCCTTAGCATCAGTTTTACCAACAATGTAGTTTGGGATTTTGCGAATGTAATAACTAATCATAGGATCATATGCCAGACGAAATGTTTCCTTTAACAAATCGTTACTGGCATGCTGCCGAAGAATAGCTTCTTTGGCTAAACGAGAATTGTCTGCAGCGAGAGCTTCAAGAATATCAAATACTTCCATCATATCACCTATCAAGAATAAAATACGTTAGCTTGGCGGTCATTCTTAAGTTTGCGCTTGTACGCAGTCTTGTCTTCTACAATACGAGGACGATACTTTGGCGTACGAAGATCTTTAGCTACAGGGTTACGGCGTTTTTCGGTTTTCATCATCTTCTCCACTATTTCATTATTATATAGGAAAAAGATAACCGTGTCAACCGAAGGGTTATTCATAGTTTGCTAATTTTTTAAGCATGAAATGGTTGTATTTCCCGATTTACTGAAAATGAAACAGAATTGTATTCATGAGGTGTATTCAAGATAGTATTCTTTGCATTTTCTAATTTATTTAGATTATCAAAAACACCGACGATATGATTTTTCTTGGCCCTATTTAGTTTATCTAAATATTTCGCTTCGAGAATAAAAAGTTCCTTCATGCTACAGTAACTCCTACTGTATCACCTAACATCATAATATCAGGCGCTTCTTGCCAACCAGATGATTGTAAAGTTTCAATATTAAAAGTAGAGTTAGTGTCCCAAATAAGGTTATTTATTTGAATTGCCGAAATAGTATCAGATGCCCTATTATTGGATTGTCCTGCATATTGGAATTCATGCAATTCAGTCATATCTAAAAATTTTTCAAAGGACTTTCTTGCTTCTGCTTTATCTTTAGCATCAAAGATTAATTTTGCTTCCAGTCCATGAATACTTTTATATTCAACAGAAACTTTATGTATCATGCTGCTTTATCCATAGTAGTTGTGTTAGTAATAGTTTCATACAACGTTTCAAATTCTTCGTGCTCTTCTACCTCAGAATTAAAGTTTTGCTTGTGATAAGTCTTTGCCATTCGACGGAATGTCTTCTTAGACAAATTTTGTTCATCACAAATATTCTTAATTGCTTCTCGAATAAAATCACGTTCTGCGTCAATGCGAGTCATTGAACCGCTGATTTCTTTCATACAATCTAAAATAGCCTTACGATCTGCTGGACTACTGGGTACTGTCATAAT